GCTGCCGAATTCCGGCCGGTGCGCATCACTGCCCCTGGGGGTGGTCAGGATGATGCGGATCGCTTGGTCGATGTCACGCAGGCCCTCGACCACCTCGCCGGAAGTACCGAGGGCGGGTTGCCAGTGGGCGGCGGTGATGCTGCTGTAAGGAGTGGGCGTGGTCATGTGACCATAATGTGGAAACCGAACAGCACTGGCTTTTAATCGAGTTTAAAGAGACTCGTTGTATGATTACCCACACCATTTTGGTCTGTCTCAGCTTGGGGATAACATGGATCTACTTAAAACCATCAAGGATGAATGGGCTGTGATCTCTGTCGCCCCATTCAGCTTTCTAATCTTGGCGGCTCTAATGTTTGCCACAGCCTATTTCGTCGCTCGCTGGCGTTACACGGCGATTCTTGATCAAGCGAAAGCCAGGCTGGAAACGCTTACGGAACGCCTTCACTTGAGATCAGAACAAACAGAGTCATATCGAGAGAAAGCATCCAAGTATGATCAGATGCTGACAGAGGTTGTGGAGTCTGGAGCGGCTGAGCTAAAGGATAAAACTTTAAAACTAGTTGGTGATATTAGGGAGTTTATCGGGCGTTTTCGACGCCTGGAAAACTCGAACATAGAGCGTCGTTTTTTCGATCCAGTGCGTACTGGATCAGAAGGAGATCAGCAGTGGGCGCAGCAGATGCGATTGATGCTCAACACCTCACTTGAACGTACCAACGAGTATGATCGGCGCTTTAAAGCCGAAGCGCTTATCTTGCGAGACGAACTACGTAGCCGTTTGCCGGATTACAAACCAAACGACACTTTCGAATTTGCATACGAGGCCCCGACTAACTTTTTTGGTTATGACGCTGTTGCTAATGATCTTGAGATGATGGCCAAGCTCCTCTAGACGCCACTTCTAATGGCTGTGATGGTTCGAGTTTCCACCTGCGTCCATGATCGCTCCACTGGCGCTGATGCCTCCATTGACCTGCAGATCGCCATTCATCTGCAGGTTTCCATTTAGCGTGATCTGCGGGACATCCAACGTCGCTGCAGGCGCCCTGACTACCACCGGCTCCCCAGCTTCAACCGTGATATTCCGCCCGCACTTCACAAGCAAAGCCCCCACGCAATCCAGAGTCATGACCCCGGAAGATCGGTCGTAGGTCGAGACAGTCCCGTCGCTGAAGCGTACATAGTCGGTGTTCTCATCGACTACAGGCGGCGGTTCTGCTGTTGAATAGACCCCGCCCAGGTACACACCACCTACACCATCAGCATCGAGCAGCACGGCGACCTGCTCCCCCAGTTCGGGCATCAATGGGCGGCGCTTCGTGCCCTGGGTGTTGCGCTGGGGCACGTTGAGCCAGTAGCTCTCGACACCATCCCGCTCATCAAGGCGAACCCGGATGCGGCATGTCACGTAGTCCACGGCGCTGACTTCGCCGTATTCCAGTTCAACGCCCATCAGGCCACCACCTCGCGCTCGATGCCGTATGTCGATAGGGCAAGGTCTGGCTTGGTGTTTTCCAGCGTCATGGAGATCGAGGGCGCCGAGATCCGGCACGCCTCCATATCAACGATGTAGCCGCCACTGCGCGTCATTTCATGGCGAGCGGAAGTGATCAGGTAGTTACCTCCGAGTTTGCCTGCAGCGGCCAGGGTAACGATGTTTCCGCTGACCAGGTTGGGGCGGCCCATCGCGGTCCAACTGCCCTTTGTACGCTCACGGTTGGCCTTGGCCAGTTCAGCCTTAGCTTTCGCCTTGGCCTCTTCGGCAGAAGCGGTGCGCTTGCGCTTCTTCTTGGTGTCGCCGCTGGTCGTGGTCTTACTGGCGCTGCTGGGGACCGCGACGGTCTCGCCGTTGACGATGTCGTAGGCGACCAGCTTTTTTTGCGCGGGGTCTTTGTGTTTGACCTTCACGGCTTTGGGGATGTCGCGGATCTGGTCTCGTAGGTTGACGTTCGCCAGGTCGCCGAGGACTTGAGTGGCCACTGGCGTACCTCTGGCAAGTTCACTGATGGCATGAAACACCATCTTGTTGCCGGTGACTTTGAAGGCATAGTCATACTCCTCGGCGAGCTTGCGCAGAAAGACCAGGTCCGACTCCTGCTGGGTCAGCCTGTCGAGTTTGATCGGCTCGATGCTGCCCACCAGGACCAGCCCCTGGCGCGTGGCAACCTGCTTGGCCACTGCATCCAAAGTGGTGTTTTCGTAGGCCTTGTGTTCTGGCGTGCGCAGCGGGGTGTTGATGCCCGTGCCGAGGGCACGAATAGTGATCGTCGAAGGCGGACAACGCAGCTCGATGCCGTCGATTTCAAACCGGCCCACGGTCCGTAGGGGCTGCCCAGCCCACCCGATGGACAGCGCCAAGGTATCGCCGTGCCCCGGATACCAAGCGTCTCGCCACTTGCCCTCGGAGTCCTCCAGCTCGACATCCAGATTGTCGGCCTCACCGCTCAAGAAGTCCTGATAAGTCAGCGATATCAGGTGCTCACTGATGTTACGGGTGATGTTGCGCTGCTGGTACTTCAGAACGAAGCGCGCTTCGGGCACTTGGGCAGGTGTTATCGCATCCATGGCGGCAGGTCCTCCGCTGCAGGTTTGGGCTCAATCATTGGAATGGCCAAGGTCAGGCCTGCAGGCAGCGCGGCAGTGATCGGCACATGAGGATTTGCCTCAACGATCGGCAGATACCTGTAAGCATCACCGTAATAACGCCAGGCCAGTTGATCCCAGCGCTCTCCCTCTGTGGTGACATGGACAAGAAACATCATGCCTTCCTCGTGAGAACTTGCGCAGCCAGGCCGGAGAGTCGGGTACTGGCACCGTCCATCTTGGTCAGTGCCTGGCCAAGTGACTCTCTCGACGCATCGAAGCGGTCAACTATGTTGTCCAGGTCTACAGGGCTCAGGCTGGATCGAGCGCCCATGACGCTTGAGAGCACATCCTCGCCCAGGCGTGACAGGTCAGAGCCGTCATCGAGCAGGCCAGCCGTTTCCTTTAGTCCCTGCAGCGGCTCGATTGCCCGTGCGGTCACGCCCAGCAACTGGGGGACCTGGCCAAGGATCATCGAGGCGTTGCCGCTCTTGACCGTCTCATAGAGGTTCTGGCCTGCCTTCAGTACGCTGCCTGCAGTTTTCGCGTGACCTATCACCAACTGGGTTGTGCTGGGAGAAGGCAGCATCCGGGATATCAGCCCAGGAGAACCGACTACTGCAGCAGAGGTCCCGCTGACAGTCGGATCAAGCAAACCAGGACGAAGAGCCTTGCGAGTAAACGCCCCTGTGTACTCTTTCAAGCTCACTTGGACTGTTGCGGATCTGATCTGACCTTTATCTGTAGCGCGGCGGATGGCGTTGCTCAGATCAACGATGACATACGGCCCCAGGTACTGGCCGCTCCCCATGACGAATGCCAATGGCTCATGCTTTTTCTTTGCAGCCTGCAAAGCCCGCAGTCGTACCTCGGGGTCGCCTAGGACTGAATGCAGCTCGATGGTCAAACTGTATTCGTCCAGGCCCTCACCAATCCACTCAAGCAATGGCTTGCCCTGGATGCGAGGATGCTCTGCCCAGTCGGCTGATCCGCGTTGCTCTATACCGGTAATGCCACCGGCAACGGTGAATTCAATGTCCCCTAGGATTGCGAACATCAGGCGGCACCTCCGGCTGCTGGTCCATAGCTACGGCGTTGCTTGTCGTACTCGTAACGCTCCATGAACCGCACAAAGTCGGCATAGCTAGACTGCAAGACCTGGCCGACCTGATCACGAACACCTGAGCCACCTGGCACCGTGATTTGAGGCGAGAAGTTGAAGACCGATTGGCCGCCGCCTGAAGACGCGCCGCCGCCCATCATGCTGGCCCTGGAGACATTCACCGGATTAGGAGGCAGCAGCTCAACTTGGGACTGCGCAGCCATCCCCAGGGCGGCGTTACGAACAAGGCCAACCTGCGAGGTGATACCAATGGCCGCGCCCTCACTGATATTCGCACCGTAGCCCATGAACACGCGGCTCGGCGACTGGATGCCGAGGGTCTCGGTGAACCAGCCTTTGACTGAGCCAGCGACACCAAGAACGGTATCTTTGAGTGACCCAACCATATTGCCGATGCCGTTGATCAGACCCGTTATCAGCATGCTGCCGAACTCGGTGAACTTGCCCGGCAGCTCAACGCCGAAGTAGCTCATCACCCCGGCAAAGGCCCTATAGAACAGGCCGGTGGGTGAGAAGTTGGCGATCAGCGAAGCGACACCGCTCAGGCCGCCACTGAATGCCTTGGGAATCTCGGTAAACAACTCCAGAAGCCAGCGGGCGGGCGCAAACAACGTTGACAGCACCGACCCGACGATCTGCCCGAACTTAACGCCCGCGCTGGTTGTACGCCCCATCTCATCGCCCGTCAGGCTGACTGGGGTGAAGAGTTCCCTGAACCACTGGATAACCGGCCCAAGCATCTCGCCCAGGCTGGAGAACAACGGTTCCATGGGGGCAAAGGCAGCGCTAAACGCCTCCCGGATGGGCTGGAGCCCTTCAATGAAGCCAGTGAAGAAACCGCTGGCGAAAGCCTTGATCGGCTCCCAGTACTTGTAGATCAGCACTCCGGCAATGGCGACAGCCGCAACAACCGCAGCGATACCCGCAATGACCCAGCCAATAGGCGTGGCGGCCAGGACCGCGCCAAATGCAGCCGTCGCAGCCGTGAGGCCCGGCAACAAGGCTGTCAAGCTGCCTACGCCCGATATCAATGGAGCAAACCGAGTCGCCAACATCGAGGCCCTCAACAATGTTGTCTTGCCCGACAGCAAGGACATCATGGTGCCCGCACTGTTGAGCGCGCTCAGTCCGAGGTTGGCTCCATACTTCACGCCGATGAAGGCCAACTTCAGCCCGACAACACTGGCCACTGCTTTTACAATGCCGCTGACCAGGGCGGGGTTGTTTTCGGCCCAGACACCAAACGAGCGAACAACAGGAACAATGGCCTTGGTTGTTTCGACAAGGGAAGGCAAAAGCGTGCCGCCAACAGCGATGCCTACTTCAGACAAACTGACGGTCAGTGCTTTGAGTTGTTCTTTTGCGCTCCCCATGCGCTTTTGCCACTTTTCATCCAGAACATTCTTGTCCGCCGCGTTGGCACTGCCTTTCTGGATATCCGCCCCCTCGGCTCGATTGGCCAATGCAGGCCGAATGTAGGACAGCGCTTGCTGGTCGCGAAACAACTCACCCAACTTATAGGCTTCATTCAGACGATTCAGAGCGGTCTCACGTTCTTTGTCATCTTTAAGTGCCATGGCCTTTTGAAACTCTGCCGCCGCCGCTGGAGCTTTAGTGCCCATGTACTGGGTTACAACGTCGAGCATGGCCTGAGTAGGCGTCAGGCCCTTGTTAACCATGTTGGACAGGGATTCCTTGATATCAATGCCAGCATCCTTAAAGGCTTTGATCGTATCGGGCGCCGTCAACTTGGAAAGGAAATTCTTGAAGTTGTTGGCGGCTTCGTCGTTACTTCCCGCGCCTTTACGAGCAATCTGTAGGGATGCGCCAATCTCGGCAACGGCCCGCTCTCCAGTGATGCCCAGCGCGGCGAACTGGGGAGTCAACTGAGGCAACCACTTGGCCATGTCGGCCAGCTCAAACTGACCACGATCACCGGCATAGGCCAGCATGTTCATGGCACGCTCCAGGCCGGCCGCGCCAATGCCAAGGTTATCGTTGAGCGCGATGGCCACCGAACCTAGGTCATCCATGCTGGCCCGAGTGGCTGTCGCGGCCTTGGCCATTATCGGGGCGTAGGCTTCCAACTCCTTCGCACTGGAAATACCCCCGGCAATCAAAACGGCTGTGCCCTGTGCTACCTCGGTCTGGGTTTGGTTCCACTTCAAGGCTGCGCCGCGCATCACATCGCCCAAGCGCTTTTCTTCGGCTTCGTCGAATCCACCCGTAATGGCAATGTCGCGAGTCCGATCCTGGAAGTCGATGGCTGTGCGCAGCGATTGCACAACAGGTGCACCCACCACGGCTGCCGTGCCCAGGGTTTCCATGGCCCGCCCGCGAAGCTCGCCACGCTGGTCCTTGAGCGTGGCGCCCCTGGCGATACTGGCGTTGAGGCTCTCCTGCTTGATCTTCAACTGTTCGATGGTGCGGCCAACCTGGTCGTACTGTCGGCGCATGCGCTCGATGCCGGTCCCACCGCGTGCCAGCGAAGCCGCCAGTTCGGTCCCGATCAGCTTCTGTTTGCTCGTCAGACCATCGGTCGCCCGTCCAAGCTGCTGCACGGTCGATCTGGCCGAGCCGAACGCGGCACTCAAGGAACTCGAAACAGCGGCGCCGATTCGCAGCCCAACCAAGACTTCATTCGCCATAAACTACTCGCTGATCAGTGACTCATCCGCTCGGCGGCTTCAATGCGACGATCAATCTCACGTCGGCACACCTCGACCCAGAACCAATACCGCTCCATGTCCAGTTCATCGATCTCGGACGGTTGCATCCTCAGCACCAGCAGCAGTGCTTCGTCCCAGGATTGAAGTAAGGTCTCCTCCGCCAGCCATTTCCCGAAACACCTCGACGAGCGTCTTGGAGTCGGCGATGTCCAGGTCCATCAGGTCTTCGATGGTAAGACCGGTCATTCTTGCGAGCAGGAAATCCTCCAGGGCGAGCTCGCCCTTGGTGTGGGTTTGAGCGGCGCTGATGTCTTTGCGCTTGAGGCGAGTGATGGGCAGCGAACTGATTTTCACGCCAGCTGCGGAGGTGAAGGGAAACTTGAGGGGAATGCTGAGGGCGTCGGCCACGTTCGTTACTCCAGGTTGATCGAGAGATCAGTTGCTCTAAATGAGTCCTGAGCATCGCACCTGGTCGTGGTGTTGGCTTTTAATCGAGTTTAAAGACGAAGCCCCGCAAAATTGGCGGGGCTTCGGGGTGCCGTCCTGGCAACTCCAGTCCATTGGAGCTAGTCCTGTTTCGCATCAATGACGATGAGTGCAGCAATGGCAACGGTTGCGTGGTGCTTCTTGATAGCGGCCAGACGCCAAGGCGTAGCTTAATGCCTCTACCAATACAGCAGTAGGGGCCTCTTCCAATGTCTTGGCCCAATATTGTTGCGCATGCACCAGATCGACGTCCCGGCGAACCTGGCTATCGATCATGATGACAATGGCGTTCGATGCTTCCCAATTGTCTGCCTGCTGTTTAGACGTCAAGGTCATAGCCACCTCCAATTACAAAACCTGATGAAGTCAAGCCTGACCGATGTTCTGGCGGTACTTGGCCAATTGATCCTGACCGCCGACGCGGAAGATGTTGGCCAAGTAATCGAGCAGTACCACCTCCTGCCCATCCAGTACCTGACGCACGTAGGTCGCCGAGAACGGGGTCTCGTACTTGGTCGGATCTCGTGGCTTATGACTGCCCAGTTGGTACTCCTTACCAGTGATGGTCATCATCGTCACCAGGGCCACTTCATTGACCAGGCCGCCGTTGTTGAACACCTGGACGTTGGAACGACACTGCAACTGCACGCTCTTGAACGGGGTCACCAGCTTGACCGCCGCGTCGTAGTACAAGCTGTTCCAGATGATCTTGCCTTCAAGCTTATCGATGCCGTCTGGCAGTTCGATCAATCCGACCATACCGAGTCCCTGGAAGTCGCTGGTCACGGTCTTGACCGAGCCCAGATCGATCTCTTCGGCACGACCAAAGAAGCTGGCGCCGTCGAGGTAAATAGCGGCGTTGGAAACACGGTGAGCACTAAAACCGGCCATTATTGGGCTCCCAGGTTGACCAGGTATTCCCCGGTGATTTCGGTTTCAAAGGTTCCGCGCTCAAATGGCAGCGGCACGGTCAGCTTGTAGTTGAACAACGCATGCCCTTTTTCAAGCTCAGTCCGGGGATTGCGTGCTGGGTCATACCAACATTCACCGCCGATCAAGGCTTCATCGCCGATCAGCTTGCGTAGGAGCAGATTGACGCTCTCGGTGATGCTGGTGATGAGCGAGTTGGTGATCGGCATGTCTACGAATTGCAGCGAGCTGTAGCGGATCGACTCGTCGACCACGTCCTTGGTGCGCCGCACGTTCTCGAAGTTGCGCATATGGGTCACGCTCGGCCAGGCTGCCATGCGGTCACCCCACAGGCGCAGTCCGGTGCCGAACGAGTTGAACACGGTGGTGATGCCCACTTCGTTCAGCAGGTTGACCTCGCTGTTTGGGTCATCGATCCGCGCCGTCAACGGGCGCTCCAGCCCAATGATGCCAAGCAGTTCCTGGTTGGAGCTGCTCCACCAGTAACCCTTGTCGTTGTCCACCTTGGCCCGCAGGCCGGCAGCACGGATCGACAGTGGCTGCAGGCGCTCGCCGTTGGTTGCAGCGTCGTACACTTTGACGTGCGGGTAGCACAAACGGGCTCGGTCGCTGCTGGTGTTGAAGTTGATGGTGCCCACCGGCCCACGACCGGCAATCACCTGTTGCACCGTTGCGCCGATCGGCGCGTCGATGTAGGCGACGGCGCCAACCTTGGTAGCTTCTGAAATCAGTTCGACACCCACCGCATTCAGGGTGCTGAAACCAGGGGCAATGAAAATCTTGGAGAAGAAGCCCAGGGTATTGTAGCTGTCCTGGAACGCCTTCAAGCCGGTACGGCGGCCTGCCAACGTCACCGCGCCGATGATCTCGGCAGGCGTGACCTTGCTCGGGTCGGCATGGGTGTAGTCCGCATTGACCTGGGCATTGGCTGGAATCGTCCCTGTCGCCAGGCGTTTTACCCGGCCAGTCAGCATGTCCACGGTGTAGTCAGTGGCCAGCGTATAGGTGTTGGTGTCATCCGCTGACTTCACTTTCAGCTGTTGCAACGCACCGTGCCCGAGCTGCAGGAGATCGTTGTCGCCGAACTGGCGAGCCTGGCCCGACACATCCGTCCGATGGATAGCCGGATCGAGGACATTGACCACAAGCACAGTACCGGCGCCGAAGTCATAGATGCCGTCCAGGGCCTCGGGAATGCTGAAGCCAGTGAGATGGGCACCGAACTGGGCTGCATCGCCCTCGGTCAAGCACAGAGTCAGTTGATTGACTGGGCCAATGGGTGCGGTGCCGACCAAGGCAATGACTGCAGACTTGACCACCTTGATTGCCCGGGGGCCTCGCTCGATCTCGGTGGTTTCAATGCCGTGTAAGTAATTGGCGCTCATGCCGACACCCTCTGTTCAAAGTAAGTAATGCCCTGCGCGGTGATCCGGCAATGAATGGATTCGTGACGGACAAGGCCCATTTCAACCAGGAACTCAAGTGCGAACACGCACTCTTGCGGGTCATGTCCCAAGGTATGTGTCAGGTCTCGCGAGAATCCCGAATGCCCGGTTTTGCGCTTCTCATAGAGGGCTCCGAGCATGGCCTGACGGATAACCTGTTGGCGGGCGATGAAGTCGCGTTCAGTGGTGCTGGCCATTAAGACTTCGCTCCCTTTGGTGCGACCTCGGCAACAGACTTGAAGGAGGCTTTAGCCTCGACCGGCATTGCCCGTAAATGCTTCAGTTCCAGCAATACCTTGGTGTATTCGTGGCTTGGGGGCAGCTCAACGCTTTCATTGGTATGCAGTTGCACTTCAAGCAGTTCATCGCCTACCCGCAAAGAGGCGGCGCTTGGTGGGCCGGTGTAGATGTAACGAGTGAGATTCATGGGGTCTCCTCAAATTGGAGGTGTGCTGGCAACGGTGGCTCGTTGGGGACCATCGCCTGCAGTTGAGTGGCACGCATTGAAAAGTCCTGGCCGTATTGCCATAGGCCGCTGACCTGACCAATGAACTGTTCGGCCACGGGGCGGCAGGCCTGGTCGCAGTGCGGGGCGAACCAGCCGGTCAGGCATTCGCGGATCTCGTCCAGATAACCGATCACCCCATCCTTGCCGTTGAGCTGGCGAAACACCAAGGTCAACCGAATGACCAGGGTGCGCGCCTGGAACACTGCATCGTTGGCCTCGGAGCCGCCGAAGGACGATTTGCCGTATGCCAGCAAGATCGCACCTCGGGGGTGGTTCAGGCGGTAGGCCGCAGGGTTTTCAGGAAACAGCTCGACCATCAACGTCTTGCCGAAGGTCACCTGCAGGCGCTTATGCATGGCGTCCAGCAGCTCTTTGGTTTGCGTCTTGGGCGGGGTCATTTGTATTGCTCCCACAGGTCACCACCAAACTGTTGACGACGAGCGCGAACACGGACTTCACCCGGCTCGGGCGTGGCCTGGCCGCTGGGCATGCCCAGGGTGACCACGCCGTCGCGGATGCTTTCCAACAGCTTGATGGTGTCCTTGCGGCTGTCCTTGACCGCATCGGGCAACGCACCTTCCGGGCGGCGCTGGTACAGCCAGTGCCGGGCCAGGTAGACCACGGCATCGCGCAACACAGTGGGCACTGGATCGAGCGGTAGGTTGTAACGCCCGCGCAGGTAACCATCCACCAGTTCCTCTGCCTGGCGAACGGCATCCTCAATCACGTTATCGTTGGGCTGCTCGGCTGCGGGGTCATCGCTCGAGAGCTGAACAAGGGTCAGCTCTGGAATAGCCCGCCCGATGTCATCACGGCTGCAGTAGCGCATGACTGGTCAGATTCCCCGGACGATACGGATAACATCACCTGCAGCAGTCGCGGCATCCATGGCGAAGCCGTTGGACTTGCCGGTAGCGAGAGTCACCGCACGCCCCGAGGCGTCCGACTCGACCTCGACACCGGCCACAACTGCTGCACCCGCTGTGATCAGGCAGATACCCAGTACATTGACCGGAGCCACACTGTCAGCCTCGGTATCGGCTTGAACCGTGCCCAGGGCCTTGGCACCAGCCCCGCAGAGCCCACCCGCAAAACTGGCAAAGCGGTTGCGGGGAAGATCGACCAGGGCGACCACCGAGGTGGTAAGAACAGGTTGTTGAGTCTTCATTTTTCGCTCCGCAACGGTTTGATAATTCGGCGGTTCAACAGCGGCACCGCGTCCTTGTCGCTCAGGAAAACTTCATCGCCCTGGTGATACCAGGTGCCGTCATGCAACACGGATGACACATCGGTTACCAGGTAACCAGGCAGTTGGGCAGAACCTGGGGCAGCAGTTGTATCAACTGCCGTCGTGCTTGGTGAAGGAGCAACCGAGGCGGCGGAAACTGCACTTGCAGCTGGAGTCCCGGGCTGTTCGCTCGCTGGCGCAGTACCTGATTGCGAAGGTGCTGCAGCAGCTGGAGCAGCCACTGCGGCATGGCCGACGCCCCCTGGCGCTGCTTCTTCAGCATTCGCCAACGTGCTGTCCTCGTCTTGTCCTGACTTCTTAGTAGCCATGAGAACCTCAGCCGTTGATATCGGAAATCAGGTAGCCAGCATCCGCGCCCACAACCACAGGCTTATAGATGTCGGTATTGCGAACGAAGCGCACTTTGCCGCCCGAGCCGTCATAGGTATCGATCTCGGGCATACCCTTGCGGCGCAGGGTGTAGCCGAAGCTCGGCTCGTCGTAGTCGGCCTCGGCGCCACCTGCAGGCTTGGCCACATAGGCCAGCGTCATGTTGTCGCTCCAGATATCGGAGGTGTTGACCGAGCCCGCCAGGGATTCACCGATCAGAATGTCCTGGATGCCGAACAGGGCTTTCAGGTGTTCAACGGTGATCAGCTTGCGTTCGGTCGAACCCAAGGCCGCCTGAAGCTTTGGGTGGAACTTTAGAGACTGATACACCGAAGCGCCCATGGTCATGGTGTTAGGGCGAATACCGATTCGACTACGAACCACTTCCTTGCCTTGCTCAACCACGGCGATGGGATCGCCACCGCCATTGCTCCATTGGCTGGAACCGGACAGGGTGACTTTGGCACCTGGAAGGAAAGTGCTGGGGTTTTGCGCTAACTTGGCGCAGAGCACCTCGCGGCGCAGATCAATGGAGTTGACGACGCGCCGAGAGGCTCGGGCTTCAGCATCGAACATGGACTCGTTCTTCTCGCGATAGTCCACGGGATAAGCGAGATCATGCTCGCGAAGTACAACGTCGAGGCCGTCAACATCATCCGGGGTCATGACGTTGGACTGGGCTCGGATTGCCCGCTCGGTATCGTAGACTTCGAAAGCCTCCTTGCCGAACACCGGAATGACCCCGGCTTCCTTGTCCATCAGCGCAATAGGGAACAAGCCCTCGCCGATGTATTGGGCATTGCGATAACCACGCGCCAGGTTAGTGAGAACCGGATCAACGATCCGCAGTTTGCTCAAACGATCAGCCATGATGACTCCTTGTTACTTGATGAGCTGGCGAACCGCCGACTCGTAAGGGATGTTTTTGTCGGCGGCCAGGGCAGTTGCACGGTTGTGCAAGCTGAGGCGGTCGGGATCGGTGTTCTTCTCGGCGAACTCCAGATCGCTCGGGACATGCAGATCGCCCTGGCGGTGCTTGCTCGCTTGCTCCGCGAAGTCGATCTGTTGTGGCAGATCGTCGAAGATTGCCTTGAGGCCGTCGATAACCGGCTTGCGTTGATCGCCTTCGTCGAACTCCAGCGGTGCATCACTTGCTTCGGCGAAGTCCAGGGCCGCGATCAGTGCGGCGGTGTGCTTGGGCAGCAGCTTGCCAGCACCGACCAGGCTTTCAGCGAAAGCCAGGTTCTTGGAGTGACGTTGGTCAGCCTGTTCCTTTCGTTGTTGGGCTAGGTGGCTATCCAGGGCAGTTTTGAGGCGAGTGTTTTCCGCCTGCAGGGCGGCCTGTTCTTCTGGAGTCACTGTCTGTTCCTCGATGGTATGGCGGCGGGGGGTGTTGGGTTCGGAAAATGAAGGGCGGTTCTCCTCGCGGCGAGACTCCTCCAGCAAGTTGTCTACGTCCCAACCAGGTACAACGCGGTCAGCGTCTTCCTGACTGAACTTGTCGATGAGCCACTCACGCAGGCGGCGAAAGACTCCAGCCGAAATGCTGTCGCCGAAGTCACCGAATTCGATTTCCAGTACACCCTCGCCGTCATCAAACTGGATGTCGGATAGGCCCTTGATGGCGGGTGGCTGAGCGCCGAGGAAACCGATGTGGCGCAGGTAGTAAATGCCCGGTTTGGGGTTGCGCGGGTCCGTGGGCGCATACCAAGAGGCCGAACGTGGATACCAGGTACCAGCGGCAACACCCTCTGCAAAGTCGTTATGGACCTGCTCAGGCACTGCTGTCGCTTCACCTTTGGGATTTAGGCTGATCGACCGAACCCAGCCATAGGCTGGCCCGTTATCCTTGGGATGACCGATAACCAGCGGTGCCCGATGCAATGCTGGGTCGTAACCGCTGATGGATGCCGCCAAGTCGTTCTCGGTGAACTCGACGGACCTGCCTTGGCTATCGACATGCTTACCAGCACGGAAGAAAGGGATGGATTTCATGGTCTGCGCGCTTCAATTGAAGGTGATGGGCACAGACTGGGCTAATGGGCGGCCTAAGGCTTTTAATCGAGTTTAAAGAGTGTCGTGGCGGTGTTGGTGCGATATGGGTGCCGTTGGCACCCGCGCAGCAGGATGGAAGTAAGGCAAGAGAGCTTTATAAAGCGTTTACAGCGTTCAGCACCTGTAAGGTTTGATGAACCGGAGCCGTATACGAGCGTAGGTGCCTCTGTGGAGCTTACAGGCGGGCGGCTCTTTCCAGGTGGCCCAATGCGAGTTCCAAGATTGCCTCTTCTGCTTCGGGCTGCAGCTCGCCCTCGGCGTCCATCGGCAGGTATGGGCGACCTGGAATGTCACCCCACAGGTGCGGGAAGTCTGACTGGTTACCCCCGAACTGCATCATGGCGGCATAAGGTTTGTTGCTGCCGACCAGGGCCGAGCTATCGGTCGCCCGTGTTGTGATCGAAGCGGCCAGTCCTGCCGAACTGACCTGCAGCATCTGCCCAGGCCAGTTACCGGTTTTCTCCCGGCGTGCCGTGGTGACATCGGACAGGTCTTCCCAGTCGGGCCGACCTTCCTCGCTGAAGTTCTCCTCGGTCTGGCTGGCCAGCTCGGCGCCGATGCCGCGCATCAGTGGCGCCAGATCGCCTACTGCCCACTCAACCCGACGCAAGGCCGCCTGCAGGCGTTGGTGATCCAGTTCAACAGTGAACATCTCAAGTCTCCCCAGCAGCTGCTTGTTTCTGTTTTAGAACATCCGCCAAGCCAGTACCTGGTGCGTGATTGAATCCCGGATCAGTACGGAAGGTGATGGGTTTGCCCGCTGCATCGGTGGTACGGATGCCGGTCACGGACGCTGTGCGGACTTCGCCGGTACGCTTGTCGATGCCGGTGTCCACAGTCTCGGTGAATAGACGCCCCTCGCTCGACTCGACCTTGAGGTTTCTCCGTTTGACGGCTGCCTCGCTCAACGCCGTTACGCGGCAACGGCAGTTGAAGCCGTTGGGCGGGTAGATCGCCGACCAGATCGGGTCATCGTGGCGGAACACTTGGCCACTCAGCGCCCGGTGACTAGGCCGGGTCTTGCCGTCCAGGATGGCCACATACATCCAGTACGGATGAATCGCCCCGGATTCTCTA